TTGATTATTCTACCAGCGAAACACCAGCAGAACATAAATCATTTAATTTACTTGAACTAAAAAACGGACAGTTCTGCCTGTATCCAAATAACAGGATGAGAGTTTACGATAATTCTTTAACACCAGATAAGCCATTGCAGCCAGACTTCAAAGTGAGTACAATAGAGTATCAAGTTGAGAATGGTCAAAAATTTAGACTTGGTGATACTGATGAATACTTTTGGAAAACCAAAGATGAATGATAGAGTTTGCTTTAGTCTATATGATAGGCACAATAATAATTAATCAAGACCAAACATTTCCCAATGTTAATGATTGTCTTTATTTTGCTAGACGATTAAACGAACAACCAGAGATTCCATACCCCGATGCTAAGTTCAGAAAGATCACAGCCTATTGTAAGCCCGTGCCAAAACGTCTGCAAAATAGAAGATAATATTTGTATTGGGTGTTTTAGGACTCTTGATGAAATATCGGTGTGGTCAAGGCTATCTGACCTAAAACGTAACGAAATCATGAAATCTGTGAAAAAACGAGGCTCTCAGATGCCTCAGAATCGTTGAAACATAAGGCTTTGGTATGATTACTACCTAAAATAGTCTTTTCTTTTGTGTATTTAAGATAGATGCCGTAGTATTAATTCATGCTATTTAAGCATTTATATCTTTCATTTTTTCCCAGTTTTTTATTATTAGGAACGAATGTATAACTAATAATAGAAAAGGAGAAGTAAATGTTATCAAATTGGTTTTATAAATTTAAAATAGGAAGAACAATCACAGCTTTACATAGTTTGGACGATGCTACATTAAAGGACATAGGTATACATAGATCAAATATCAGATCACATGCCTACGAGATTTTTGAAAACGAAAAGCCTATAGATGATCCTATGTCAGAGCTACATGATTTGTATGTAAAATCTACTTACTAATCAACCTCGCCCCAATTATCACATAGTGCGGTGTCTACTTCAAAAGGCACTTTTAAGTTAGGAACACAAGTTGTCATTATTTCTACAATCTTGTCGGCTTGTGCTTGACTTTCTATATTGAAGCACAATTCATCATGCACAGTTAAAGTTGGACACAATCCTTCTCTATAACACTCAACCATAGCTTTCTTGGTTTGATCAGCACTTGAACCTTGAATCAATCTATTCAAAGCTTTGTAAGTATAGGCTCTTCGTATTCTGCCTTTCTCTCCATATTCTTTGATGGCTTCTTTCATAGGTAAGGCTCTATTGAATCCATAAGAACAAGGCTCGTACATATCAAATCTACATTTACGACCTAACCATGTTCTTATGACACCGGTATTCGCTGCACGATCCATGGCTTTGTCAGATAAAGACCTCAAGAAAGGAACTTTATGATTATAAGTTTCTAAAAGTTTTGATGCTTCTTCTACATCTATGTCCATAACATTAGCAAGTTTACCTTTACCCATTCCATACATGATACCAAGATTAACTGTCTTGGCTTGCTTTCTAGGGATGCTTGCCATATCTGCTACCATCTGATGAAAGTCAGCATTACCATCGTGATACATTTTAACAACGTCATCAATCTGTGGGTGTTTATCTACACCTGTCAAGGTGGCACAATAATGAACTAACCATCTTGGTTCTTGAGATGCATAATCAAAGGAACCCCATTTGTGGCCCTCCTCCGGGATAAACAAACCACGAATTAATTTTTTGATCTCAGGATCTCGTGCAGGAATCTGTTGCAAATTGGGGTTACTTGAGCTAAAACGTCCAGTAACAGTTCCACCACCATCAGATCTTAGGGAGTGAAAATCACAATGTATTCTACCATTATGAGAGTGTTCAAGAATAGTATCAACAAATGTCGTGTTAGCTTTGTTTATTTCTCTAATTTTTATAATTTTTTTAGCAATAGGGTGCGTTTGATTAGAAAGAAATTGTTTTGTAAACATGGGAGCATCGGATTTTTCTGTGCGAGAATAAGGAAGACCCACAGCGTCAAAGACCTTTGCTACAGATGTGGCGACCCACGGTTCAACAACCACCCCGGTTTCCTTGACTATTTCATCTATAAGTGATCTTTCTATTTTAGTTAAATCTTTTTTAGTTTGATGTGCTTTTTCTACATCTACCCGAACACCTTTTGTTTTCATCTCAAACAATACGGGAAGTAAATCTGTCTCTAATTCAAAAATACTTGAGCATTCTTCTTGTGTTATTTTCTTCCTAAGATTATCCCAAAGTTTTAGAGTAATCGCTGCATCTTGTTCAGCATACTTACCTACATATCTAGGTGGTAGTTGCCACATACCAGACTTAGGATCTACACCAAACTCTTCCGCTGCAGACTTTAGTAGCTTTTCATCTTTAAACTCTCCCAAGTAATCACGAGCAAGTGAGTTAAGGTTATACCATTTTCTATTTTCATCTAATAATGGTGCTGCAATCATTGTATCTATGATCTTACCTTTAACTTCTACTCCCTCGGCTCGAAGCCAACCTAAATCATACAAAGCATTGTGAAATACTTTAGTTATAGTTTCGTCTGCACAAAGTTTTGTTAACCATTTATAAACTATATTCTTTGACATGTTCCCAGATTTGTGTGCAATAGGAAAATACCAGGAACTATCTCCTGCTGCGACTGCAACTCCAATTACATATCCATCTTTTCTTGTCCAACCAGGTCCAAGAGTTAAAAGGTTTGAGTCTTTTGTCTCTAAGTCAATAGCAACTGTTTCATATTGAGATAAATCTGGAAGGGTTTGAGGAGGTGTCCAATCAGAATCTATATTACCCCAAGACACATCTTTTATATCTTGATCTAAAAAATGATATTGTTCATGATTTGTCATTTATAATTTCTCCACCTAGTGCTGCATAACCAATAACATCGGTCCACGAATCATCCTTGGATATGTCTTCGGCTAGTCTTGCCACCTTGACACCTATCATACAAGCAACAACTTCTTCCGGTGTAATACGGTCATTAAGTTTCTTGTCTAGCAAGATAGTCCATATATCAGCTATACGTTGATGGTTCTTTTTAGCAGGTCCATACTCCTTGGCTCTCTGTCCATTGATTAATTTTTCTGCTTCTTTTAAAAAAAATTCTCTGTCTTTTTTCATATGTTAAATCCATATTTAGTTGTTGATTCTATTAAGTGTAATGATTGTTTAGCACGAGTTGCTCCCACATAGAAAGTTCTAATCTCAGAATCTTGATCTAAGCTTTCTACGCAAGCCTTGGTTGAGTCAAGTAGTAAGGCTACGTTATCCGCCTCGCCACCTTTTGCTTTGTGTATTGTCGAGATCCGAATCCTCGGAGTCCCCGTCAGAATCCTCTCTCCTCTCCTCCTCACAGACATTATATATGCAGTTTCCTGCTCCGAAACTTTCAAGACTTTCTGCCACGGAGTCTCGTGAGTAACGCTCAAACTGCAACTCTCTATAATATCTTCGAGAGAATAAGTTTGTTCGGGATCTAAGTGGGAGAACCTTTTTCTCCCAGACTTCGTAATAATATCCGGGTTCAATAGTTTCACAAAATTCTTCAGTTCTGCTATAGACAAGTTTTGGTTTTTGCATAGTTTAAGCCACACCTCTATTCCATTAAGTACATTTGGGGAAATAGACCAACCGGTGCCTTCTCTCCAATAGAGATAGCCTTCTTCTTTGAGTCGAGTACATATTTTATTTGTAATATAATTTGTTCTCGCAAGTATCAACCATTCGCCACTAGTTAGATCTACATCAAGTATATCTCGATGCCATGTTATGGTGCCATCTTTTTTAGTGGGTTGCCATTCTTTTAATTGTCTGAGAGAAACTTTTTTTATTAGGTCTTGTGAGAAACTGTGCACGGTACTCGGTACACGATACGATTTATCTAAGACAATTTTCTTATCCGAAGCTTTCAAAAAGTCTTCTAGTTTTACACCCATCCAAGTATATATAGCTTGATCATCATCCCCTGCATAATATATCTCTTTAGAGTTTGGTACCAAAACTTCCTTTACCATTCTCCATTGCAGAGGTGCTAAATCTTGTGCTTCATCAATAATCAATAAATCAAATTTGGGACTTGAACCTTCAAGAATAAACTTCTCTATCATATCAACAAAATCTAATTTGTTTTTAGCTTCTTTGTAATCCGTGTAAGCTTTGTTTAACACTTTTAACTGTTGCCAATGTAGTGTGTGATCCCAAGTATCATTGAATTGTTTTTCTAAAGTTACTTCTCTAACACGAGCCATTTGAAGAACAGACATATATTTATCGCCACCTGCTCCAATCTGAAACAATGGCCCATCTTCTAAACCTACCGTTGGATTACTTCTAAACTCTAGTCCAACTAATCTTCCTAGTTCATTATAATCGGATCCTTTGAAAACTTGCTTTGTAGTAAGACCCATCCATGTAAAAGCCAACGAATGTAAAGTCCTAAAGTAAATCATTTGATCGCTACTTAAATTTAGTTCAGAGATAGCACGATCCTTTGCTTCTGTTGCTGCCTTACGACTAAATGACATAAAAGCTATCTTAGTCGGATCCATACCTTCTTTTATCTTTTCTTTAACTAAGTTAATTAAGGTAGTGGTTTTTCCGGTACCTGGTGGTCCAAATATTGTTGTTTCCATTAGTCTGAACAAAGTCCCTTCGCATATATTCGTACTGCCTTGGGATGAATTTTCCAAGCTTCTTCAACAACATAGTCCTCTATTAGTTTTTTATCTGCCATACACTCTTGTCTACTTTTAAACTCAACCCTAGGTTCATAAAAACCACATATTGACTTACCACCATCAATTCTAGGTGCTTCAACCAACACAATACAAAAAGCTATTAATACTTCCATTAGAATGGCACCTCCTCTTTTTCAATAGGTATCTCACTTATGTCAACTTCAGATACTATCTCTGGAACCCACCAAACTCTAACTGATTTCCATTTACCCGAAGACGTTTTGAATTTTTTAACACTAGAACTTTCTTCGTTATTTATCTCTTTCAATCTTTCTTGCACTTGTGCTCTTGTATAACTATCAAACTTTTTCTGCCTCATATATTCCATTAGAGAATCTAATCTGAAATAGGTCTTAGCCTCTTCTACTTCCGTGTAAGGTTTACCTAACATAACTTCTTCAAAAGTTTGTGCTTGCACTCTGCCGGTACAATAAGATTCAAGTATAGATATAAACTGACCTTTGTATGTTAGTTCCTCGGGAACTTGTATTTCATTACATTTCTCCATCAGATCATTCACAGTTGATTCCCAATCAGAATCTTTTAACTTAGGAGGCATAACTTTTAATTGCTCCATACATGCTCTTTGAAATAGTCGTGGTGCTTGTAATTCTTCTGTTGTTATCTCTAATCGTTGTCCACCTATATCCACGAACCATAGTCTTGGCTCCGATAAGATAACAGACAAACCACTAATCGTAGGCATTGATGTAGCACCTATTCCTAGCTTCATAGATCTACATACACTTTGATTGCAATGAGAAGACATTGGCTCCTCTTTACATAGATACTGATATTCTTTTTTCTCTAATGTATTTTGTATGGCTACAACTTCTGATGCAGATAAAGGTGGATGAAAGTCTCTTACATTGTGCTCTTCAAATTTTGTTTTCCAATTACCAGGCTCAAGCCTTTGTAGAAATACACCTAGTTGAAAAGCAGTTCTATTTCTTTCTCCTTCAAACACACCAATAGCTAACTTAGTTCTAAGGCAAGGTATATAATTTGGTAAAAGATCTACAGGTCCACCTATGGGCAGAGTTAAAAAGTCCTTCGGTAAGGTCTTGACCTTTTGTATCTCTTCAATGAATTCCGACAACGATGCCTCGACATAAGTTCCCTCTCTTCGGATGATCGCATATCGTAGAGTTTGCTCTGAATCAAAATACGGTAAATTGATAAAGTTGCCAACATCACCCCTTTCGACAAGAATCTGTTCTTGTTTTGGGAATATTTCGCACCTGCCATGACCAAGTGCAGAAGAAATTTCTGCAGCCTTGTCTCTGAAATCTCCTGCATTCATCCACTCCTTAAAGAAAAAGAATATATGTGCACCACCTGATTTACTACGGCACACGATACACGGAACTTTGAGTTCCTCTAATTTGTCTATTAATTTATTATGTTCTAATGGATACTCATCTATATCCAAAGCACCAAACCTACATTTGTTCTCTTCATTAATAGGAATAGCACCAACACCTTTTTTGCCGTTGATGTGACCTTCTATTAATTGTAATGTAAGAGGGTTTCTTACTATAAATGATTTCGCTTTTTGTTTACCTGCGGTACGTTCTTGTGACACTTCCGTCTGACCATGAGCCGTACTGAAGCCGGTAAAAGCTTCTAATAATTCTTCTGCTAAATTCACTCTTCACTCCACAAAAAAAGAGTCGTGACTTGGAGGACTAGCCACGACTCTGATTAATTAAAACGGTATTTCGTCATCCTTCTGTGCAGATTGCATTTCATCCGCAGGAGCCGAAGCCGTCTTGATCTCCCCTTTTCTGAAACTTTGGTACATAGTTCTAGCTTCTAACATCATAGCTTCTAGTTCTTTTGTAACCTCAGTAGCTCTTTCGATCTTGTAGTTATACCAACTACCTTGATCATTACTTTCTGCAATAGTCTTAATAGACCACGCAGTTCCATACAACGGCATAGGTTTACCTGATGGTAATCTTATACCATTCTTAACTGTATTCCATCTACGAGACACTTTAAGCTGTGTCTTCTTCATATCAAGAATAGCAGGTGAACCGGTCTTAGTCTCAGGATCCATAGCCATAATTACATGCTGATGAGTTCTAACTAATTCATTACCCGAGGGCAGTATTTCTGCTGCACCTTCACGAGTTGTAAGAGTAATGTCTTTATCATCTGCTGATAGTTCTCTTATGAAACCACCACCACTTGATCTTAATGCGAACTCCAAGAACTTCTTCTCAAAGAAACACGGTACAACAAGCACACCTTCGTCTGCTCTATATACTGTTTGAGACACAGTGTTAAATATATCTCCTTGTTCAGCACCTTTGATGTACATAGAATCTTGTTTATTTAACTGTGGAGACAATGCTTGTAATATCCTTATAAAAGGTATTTGCATATCTTCCGTAGTAAAGTTCTCAAGTCCTGCTCCCGCCTCTTCCTCTAATAAAGAAGATAGGTTGGATGGTGCTACTTCCGTAGCCTTCTTTTCTGCAACTGCATTAGCCATTATTTTGCTCCCTTTATTTTTGCACGATTGCCTACATATATTCCGAAAGTATCAAAGTCAATTTCTTGATTATTCTCTATTCGGTTCTTCGCCCAAGTTCTTAATGTCATTGGATGAATATGAGTCTTTTGAGCAGGTGCTAAACCTTGATTGCGTAAATCATCAACCACGGCTCCCGCTACATTGTCTTGACCCATACCAAAGCCGACAACAACTTCGTTCTTAATTATATCGCCCTCACCAATAGAACGAATAAAACTAAATGCTTCATCCTTCTTATCGTCAGGTATTCTTGCCGATACATATTTATCAATAGAAACTTTGTTGCCATCAACAGTTAGACTTTCAACTCCGAGAGTCTCCATCAATGATGGAATGTCTTCCTCATCAACAGTTCTTTTTCTTTGTTGTAAATCTTTGAGATGTTGTTCGGCATCCTTAATCTCTTTATCGAGATCAATGGATTGCCTTATCAATGTAGAGAGCTTTGAAGTCTCTCCTTCGCTAACTTTATTAAATGCTTGAGGGTTAGCTGCCTCTTCTTCAAATAGTGAAAATACATCACTCATCGTTCTCTCCTTCTACGTTAAAGTTTATACCCTTCGGTATTGGTTCTAAGGTTTTATACCCTAGCTTTTTGTTTGTCAATAGAATTCGTCTGACTCTTTTTCCACATATATTCTTGCTTTGTGAGAAAAGATATTTGACCACCTATTGACCTATCATTGTCTTCCGACAATTCTTTTAACATGTCCCAAGTTTTGATTGGTACTGCTACTGATTTCCATCTATCTGGATCCATTTTATTCTCCCTTTTCTTAGTTATGCCTATTTTTTTCCATATTGTCAAAGATTTTCTTACATTCAATCATACTTTTTTCTAAAGCATATTTCCAGGATCTTTGTGTTAAGTCTTTATCATGCTCAAAAGTATTTACATGAACTTTTTTAGTTACATTAGGTAAAGATTCTACACTCATAAACTGTATCTTTCTTTGAGGTAAAGCAACCAAAGCTATTATATCGCAATCAAGTTTAGTATAATGTCTTTTTGGATTACCCTTTGCTGTTGAAAAGCTATAACATTTTTTCTTATCTACATAAGTGGCGGTCTTTACTTCTATTCTTTGAGCCATAAAAACACCATCACCCTTAACTGCAACAACATCTGTACCATCTTGTTTTATAAGATCACACTCAACACCTAACATTGTTAATTCAAAAGCCGTGAAAAGTTCTCCTGCCGTGCCTATTAGTTTCTCAGTTCTTCGCATTAGTCACTCCTTTTCGGTGATACTTTTAACCATTGTCTGGCTTCTTCTCCTAGTGTCCTCCCTGCTAATGTAATTTTTGATTGTAAAACTTTAACAATGTGAACATCAATACTATCGGGAACAACCAAGTCAACATACAGAACATTATTCTTCTGTCCTATTCTATGGCATCTGTCCTCTGATTGTATTCTTGTCTCAAGATTAAAGTCATTCGAATAGTAAATAACATTCGTGGCTGCCGTAAGTGTCAAACCCCTACCCGCAGTTTGTGCATTACCTACAAAGAATCTTGTCTCCTTATCATTTTGGAATCTATCAATAGCCTTGTCTCTATCTTCTTGTGATGTGTCGCCATAATAAGTGACCACGGTGCCCGATCCATAGGCTTTATCCAATGATTTTTTTATCTTCTTTATGTCATGTCTAAACCTTGACCATATAATTACTTTGCCGTCCATCTCTGCTATCGTGTCAAGCATGGCATCTATTCTGTGATTGGCTATCTCAACAGTTTCTCCATCATCTGTAACAAGGTATCCACACAATAATTGTTGAAGCCTAAGTAATCGTGTCATGACCTCCGGGGCAGTGACCATGTCGCCACCTTCAAGAAAAGCAACTGCACTATCTTTCATACTATTATAATGTTTGATTTGATCAGAGGTTAAAACAACTTCTCTTGTTGTATATATCTTATCAGGTAAATCCAAAGCTTCTTCTTTTGTCACTCTGTATGCAAAGTTATGAAGTTTATCCGTTAATTCTTCTAAATTTCTAAAACCTACAACTTGTTGAAAACTATGATTCCCCATTCTTGTCTGCCTAACTATGGCATAACGTCCTTGGAAAGACCAATAACTATCGAAACCTAATAAGTCTTTATCAAGAAAAGCACACTGAGCATACAAATCCATAGGTGATTGTGTAATAGGTGATCCCGTTAGTATTCTTTTATATTGAGCCGAGTCTCCTATTTTTAATACAGACTTTGTTCTTTTTGCTTTTATATTTTTAATTGTTGTTGATTCATCTACTGCCAACATAAAATTACTTCTATGTATAAATGCCTCTAAGTATTTAACTACCTTTGCCGTAGCAAAAGATTCTACATTGACTAATAATATTCTTAATTTATCCCTGGTTTTTACACCCTCTTCTAAAATTTTCTTTTCTGTTTTGTTGGCACTAGCTTTCCAAACGTAAACATTCTTTTCTACATTGTCAGGTAAATGAGTTGGAATTTCTGCATTCTTCCAATTCATATACACACCTTTTGGTGCGACTATAATAGCCGTATCTATTTTTTTATTTTCATATAGCCAAGTGATATTATCTATTAATACTTTTGATTTACCACAACCCATTTCCATAAAATAGGCATAGTTCTTCCTATTAAAACTACGAAGTAGAGCCTCTTTCTGATGCTCGTAAGGTTTTGTCTTATAATTGAATGCCATTTGATTCCCCTCATTTGTACATATCCTCAATCCAGGCTAATGTAGAACTAGCTGATTGATTTTCTTTAAACTTTTGTCTATATTTCTCTTCGGGTTTAACGGCTTCGGGATCATCAGTTCCACGAAAGTCGGTTTCTGGTAACTCACTTTGTTGTTTTGTTGTTAGGAAAGGTCCCCAATAACCACCACAACCCTCAAGAGAATTTCTTTTCTCTCTTCTCCATTCCTCAAGTCTTGCTATCTGGAGGATCGTCTTCACCGAAGTCCCAATCTGGTTCGAAATTGATTGTGAGTCGTGTCCGAGGCTCCACATCTTTTTTGCCACGGCCACGGCTAGGTGAGGATGATTCGGGAAAAGGGATGACGTTATCTCTACTGACAGAGTGTATGTCTTTCTTTTCATTTTTCTTACTCATCATTCTCCTCCTCTTCTAGCCCATGCATGATACTAAATTTTGCAGACTCGAGATGCCAAAGCACCTCGGCTGGATCTTTAATTGTTGTGATCATTTGAACCATGTGATCTTCTTTACTTGTTCCAAGAATCACAATCTGATCAAATTGATCTGCAGCCATTTCACATACCATAGGTACAGGTTTAACTGTTCTCCTCATTTTATAAGGGAAATTTATTACATTGTCACTCATTTTAACTGTGCACCCTGACAACAATCATCAATGATTGCATGACATAGGACACATTGTTCATGCCCATGTACATTCATTGTCTGTAATGTTCCTTGGCATCTTGGACAACGAGGTGCACAATGTGAGTTTACTTCTTCTTTTGTCCATTCGTAGTTTTCTTCTTCCATTTTTCATTTATCTCCGATCTTAGTGAATGTGTATGACCATTATATTTCATCTCAGTATATTTGGAAGCTAGTCTTCTAGCATCTTTCGCTTCTTCTTCCATACCTGCTGATGCAAATTCAATCGCCTCCTCCTCGAACCTCTTTATTAATGTGCTTATGAGCCTCATAATCTTTCTCCTCAACCATGTCATAATCAGTATCAATATATTGATAACCCATATGTTTCCAAGTATTCTTATCTATTTCCCTAGCCAATGCTCGCTCGATTGCCGTTTCTTCATTAATTGCATTGACTCTAACAACTTTTCTTACATTGGTATAAAGCACTATATAATAAGGATCAACCTTAGTATAATTGTTTGTCGCTATTACATAATCTTTTTTACTTACACTCTTTAACATTTTTTTAGTACTTGATTTCATTTTATCCTCCTATTAATTCTTCAAGTTCGTAATCACTTAATGTTTCCAAATAATTTGGATCATCAAATGGATCAAGAGGTTTTACTTTAGGTTTGCTTACCTTTACTTTTTCTTTTACAACAACTGTTTTTACAACTGTTGTCTCTGTTAAAATTTGTTCTATCGTATTAAACCTATGTCCACAAGCACTACACTTACGTCTTCGTTTAACGGCAGATGTTTCTTGAGGTCTACTATCCACAACAGATGTAGCACTATTACATTTTTCACAATTCATTTGTCCCCTTATGTCCTCTCAAAAATTTTTTCACATTTATATTTAACATGATGAGGAAAAGGAACCATGACTCGTGTCATATCAACCATCTCATGTATCCTCCCCATACATTCTTCTATCGTAATGTAGCCGTTCGGAGCCTCCATATCATGTAACTCAAAACAACTCTTCTCGTCTCCCGATCCATGAACCAAGGAGCAAACTAATAACAATGCTTTAAACATAGTTATCCTTTCAAAATTCTTCGCCAATGTTGTCTTAATGAATCTGAATAATATGGATGTCCGTCCTTGTCATACTCGCTACATAAATCATTTATTATTGTCTCCATCTTTTGGACGGCTTGCTCCCATGTTACTTCTTCTTTGATAATAGGTTCATGCTCTAATTGAGTTTCTTGTAAATGTATATCTTCCATTACAATCTCCTTTTTCTTTTAATTATACATAATATCCTATAAAAGTATATAATGTAGTGGATTTTCATAGATTTTGCTCCATTAGATTACGGCACAAGCATTTCCCTTAGTAAACATGTAATTATAATTGAGATGTGGGCATGTTTTACTAAGACATCTACGACATTTGAGTTATACGATATTCCACCATCGCACTAATAGGAGGTGTGCCTACCACGAAACTTATAAAGTCTTTTCTATTGCATTTGCTATCATCATGGCATTCTGTGGGACTATCGCATTGCCTAGTCCTTTAATTCTGTCCACCCTTTTGGGTAACCCATCAACCACTCTGTCCACTCGGGGTTCAACTTGCCAGATGGTTTCTGGGGGTCTTTCACCTTGGCACACAGATATGACCGATTGTCCATGTGTATCTGACTCTTGCTCCCAACTGCTCCACAGTCTTTGTATTCGCTCGCTCTTGGTGTCGGAAAGGTTTCCATGTGATTCACGGCATCCCTCAACTTCACT